GCTACACTCTCTCGCAACATCTTTACTCTTTCTTCTTCTGTAGCATAAAGCATGTTGATTGAGTTTAGATATGGGCCGCCAAGAATAGCATTTAATTTGCCCACAGCTTCGCCGGCACCTTCAAAAGTATCGTACTCCTTCACAATACCCATTAACTCGCCGATGGCTATACCGGTCTGCTTTGATTGTTCTGCAAGGCCTTTGAAGACGCCCTTCATATCGCCACCATATTTCATTAATTCTTTGGTGGCGGCATTAAACTCTGTGGCAATTATTTGGGGGGGTATCTTCAGAGATGTTGCTATTCCCATCAAGTCAGTACTAAGGTTTTCTAGCTGCTGCGCGTTATAGCCCAATCCCTTTGAAAACGTATTAAATATTTGTGAAGTCGTTTCCGCAGAAACACCAAATTCTTGGAGTAAAACAGTTGATTTTAAAATTTGTTCTCTTGATGCTTTAGACATTGAAGTAAAGTCTGCCATTTCGGAGACCAACGCATTGGTAGCGCCAAAGGCTTCCTCCATTGAAACACCCATTGCAATGGCACCTCTCTGAACATTGACAGTCCCCTGCTCGATGCCCCCAAAACCCTTATCAATAATGCCTGTGTTCTTCCGGAACTCTCCTGTTAGCTTGTCGAACACCCTCATCCATTTAAGTGTTTCTTCTACTATATTTGTCAGAATTGCTGCTGATAAATTTTTCAGATTAATCTTTTGGGCTTTGAGGGCCATTTCCTCGAACATATCGCTCATGTCGCCGCCGCCGTCGAGAAAATCAGTTAGACCCCCCAAAGGACCAGTTTTCCATTTCTCGCTAAAGAACCCAGTTTTTTCGATCATGCCGTCGAGGAAATCCACGGAGGTATTCATTCCTTTGTTTATCTTTTCTCTATTTTCGACAACGTCGGCTTGATCTTCCAGATTACTTCTAGTATTTCTAAGAATCTTTTGATTTGAAGAAAACTCTTTGTCGAGGCCTTTTAAATATTTCTCTTGTTTCGAAAACTTTTTACCGGCCGCCGAAAGCATTTCGCGGCGCTCTTTTTTACCTATCTTATCTCTATTAAACAAAGTGCGAACTCGTGAATATTCTATGTCTCTTTCCTTTTGAGCTTTTTTTATTAATTTGTCTCTATTCTTAACTTCATCTCGAATTAATCTGTCTCGTTCGACAGCTATTTTAAAGCTTTTTTCAATTTGTACGAGCCTTTCCTTCTCTGTAGTCAGCTCATCATCTCGAATTTTTTTATTAACGCTTAGTAACTCATTTATATTTTTGTTGGCAATGGCCCGTCTTTTATACATGCCATCGATAAGTTTTTCAGCAGCAATAATCTCTTCGTTGCGCTCAGAGATTAAACCCAGTGAGACCGCTACCTTCTTAAGCTCAGTAGACATCTGTGCCGTAGCGGCGGCTACGTTGCCGCTATTTCTATCTATTTCAGCATAAACTTGTCTTATCTTGTCAAGCAGCACGGGGTCTACATCTAGTACACCCATGGGATCTTCAACTGCCATTTACGAAACCCCCTACTTGAGCGGCCACTTAATTCCGGTTTCTTTTTCGAAATTTGCGACTGCTTTATCTAACTCTGCATGAGATGCAAAGGAGCGTGGATCATTAAGACCATGCTTCAGGAAGGTTTCCATGTATTTTTTCTCTTTCGAGAGTGCATTACCAAATGCTGAGATTTGAGTGGGGGTGCCCACGATCTTTGCCTGGGGAGCGCCGATGGCACCGTCGGCCTCTTCCATTCTGGCGCGTTGGGAAAGGCTCGGACCCACTGCGGGGGCATCTTTAAACATATAGCCAACAAAGCTCTTAATAATATCGCCGAAAGCCTGAATAAAACTCTCGTTTACCGTTTCTTCTTTATTGGCGTTTAAATTGATTACGATAGGCTGTAATTCGTTAGACATGGTGATCCCTCAAATATATAGTAATTAGTTTGTTTTTGAATAAAGGTTACTTTGAAGGCTTTGGCATTATGGGGGGTGCATTTCCCCCATCAAGGGATGTTTTGCCCCGTCGGCCCTTCGAAGCACTTTCCATGGCCTCGTTTTCAGCCTCTTTCTGTCTCACAAGTCTTTTCACGAACCATTCACGCAGCTTAATGGGCAGATTATAGGCTTCCATTAAGCCCCAGCCCCCGTGGTACTTTAAAAAGAAAAACTGTTCATATATATTTTCGTGATAATTAGACGTCAGGCCAAAAAAAGTCGGTTGTAAAGGGAAATGTAATTTCGTCCTCGCAACCACAATGGTTGCAGACGAACTCCTTCCGCAAATCGATTGATGGGCTCACACTTTCATAGACTTTACGCAAAAAACGCGAATCTCGAAGAGGCAATGAGTCCACATACCTGTTAATAATATCACGTTCATCATGATCTAGCACCGAAATGATCATGAAGTTTAACTGATCTGTTATCAGACGATCAGTTTGCTTCTTTTTCTTTCGTTTCGCGGACAAATCCAACATGGCCCTTTCGTCATGGCCATTCAATAGTCTAAAAACTAAATGAACTGGAGACTCTGGAACAGTGACCTGAAAATTTCCACCGCCTAAGTGTTGAACACCGACTTCTTCCAGTTGCGCATCTGGGAGGGGGGCCATGACCACGGCCTCTCCTAAATCATAACCATAAGTATCGCTCTCACCACAGTCGCGACAGACGATCTGGGTAGAATAATCACTTCCATAGCCAGAAGAACGAGCCTGCACCAGAATTGCATTTCGATCACACACAAGCAAATCTCGCGATCTTATCTTTTTATTAACTAAAAGACTGTCAATTAAACGATCTAACACAATTCCCTTCTCAATGAGGGACTTGGAACTTAACAGATCCTCTTCTTTGGCTGTCATAAACTTAATTTCAAGCGTCTCTTCGCCACTAAGAGGATGCCCTTCGGGATAGTATTGTCCGGCTGACGGCAAAACAACAAATTCAGTCGGGACTATAAAAGCCAAAGGATCTGAATGATGCTCTTCTTCTAAATTTTCTGGGATGCCGGGTGCGTCGGGGTGGGGCGCGCCCATTCTTTCAGCATTATTTCTACGTGTCAAGTGACACCTCTCTTTCTATCATAATTATATCACCAAAAAGTTTTTATTTAAACTGATTATTTTTGAATGCTTTCAATAAGGGCTATTACTCGCTATTGTTGTTGTTTCCATTTCCGTATCTGGCTATAATCTCTTCCGTGGTAAGGCCTTCGACACCTTCACCGTCGCGGGGACGATTAAGACTATCCATTCCACCTCCGCCCGGCTGCCGCTGCCGAGCAAGATGAGCCTCGACCCTGTCCCTGGCGATCGCCGCCTCTTCCCGACGCGACCGAACAGGATCGCGGCCAGACCCAATGCGGCCGGCTCCTTCAACTCTCCTATCGTCCCCCTGTCCGAGGCGTTGTTCAAGACGCTGTACCTCCGCATTCTCGCGGTTCCTCTTCTCGTACGCGAGGTCGAGGTCGCGATTCTGGCGAACACGCCGTTCGGCCGCGAGGCCCTTTTCCCGGATCTCTTCGCTGTACCGGGCCGACTCCGCCTGTCTCTCGGCGTACGCCCTGTTGCTGATGAGGTTGTCGTGTTCCCGCTGACGGGCTTCCTCTGCCTCGTTGGCTGCGGCGCGCTCAGCTGCCTCTTTTGCTTGTAATAAGTCAGCAACACCCTTGGTAACTAACTCATTTATTGGTATGGGCTCGCCTTTTTCTACAGTATTGCGAATAAAATCAAGGCGTCTCTTGTTGGTTTCTATATCAATGGGTTTGTCCCAGTCCGCGGGGTATGGGCCTGTGCGGGCAGATCCTTGTCCCGGTTTTGTCGGGTAGCCGGGCTTAATTGCGTTTAGCTTCTGGGTCGCCTTAACTCTGTCTTTGCTCCACCAGTTAGGGCGCTCTCTAAAAGCCTCGAGTTTCCTCTTATTAAAGTCAGGCACCGAATCTTTCTGAGAATCTGTATCATCTTGCCACGTGAAGTATGATCGTTGATATCGTGAAGTTGTAGTTTCATATGAGTAAAATTCGCTCATTCCAGTGGTAGTTCCATATCCAAGCACTAGTGTAACTTTTATAAGGTTGGTGCCTCCATATGTAAATTCATCGAAAGTTGCACTTTTTATAATGGGATCGTTTAATTTATGAATTCCCACAATCCTAGCTGGAGCGGTGCCGAAAATTTCGGCTGCTGTTTTTCCGGCTTTGCGGCCCTTGACGATGTTGGCGGCCGGCCTAGAGCCCGGGCCGGCACCGAGATCGGCCGTCGCGACGGGCCCTCCGTAGCCGGCCGTGTCCTGTCTGGCACTATATTCTTTAATCACCAAGACCTTATCAGACGGGGCGCCGGCATATACTGCGGACGGATATAACTTTGTGGGAGATTTAAGATGTCCCTCATCGGAGGCGCCGGCGCCTGCAGCTACAGCAAATAAAAAGTTTAGAGAAAAATGTAAATCATCTCGTAAAGTTGTAACCAAAGTTAAGGTTGCGTCCCCTAAATTATATTTATTGAGCGCATCGTTAGGACGAGGATTACCGGCATTGCTCTCTGGATCAAACCCCTGTGTAAATTGAAGAGCCGGTGGCGTAAATGAATATCCTATATACTCGCTAATCCTAAGGTAAAGGCCTGACGTTTGCGATGTAAATCGACCGTACCCCCCGTATCTTGCACCTTTGGGGCCCACCATAAAGTGGGCTGCGTTGCCTTCTGCGTTTGCCCGGGCGCCGAAGACATCATTTATTATCTTTTTGGCCGACTTGTGGTTCCTCACCGTGTCTCGCCTCTCGGCCGTCGACGCGTCGTATAATGCGTCTGAGGCCAGCGTCGTGAGCGCTGCTGCAGTCTTCACGGTCGTGAGATCCACTTGGCCCCAGGCGCCGCCGGCATTTACGACCTTCTGCTTGACCTTATCGAGCTGCGCCGAAGTGAACTTCGGAGTGTTGGTAAAGTATTTGGCCGCCTGCTCAGTAGAATCATCACCGGGGCCCATGGGCATATATACAGGAAAGTTAACCACAAACCGATGTTGCTGCTTTGGTTCGACATAAGGATCGTCCCAAAAGCGCCGGTTATGGGCAAGAGTTCCTGCTTGCGGGCCAGGAATGCGGAGTTCCTGCTTGCGGGCCACTTTAATAACCTCTTATTTAGCCGCCCAGGATATAGGTGGCCCAATCATAACGGAGATTAATATCTACCGTCAACAGATCCTCGGAACCATAATCTAGGGTGCTATAGGCAATCGAAGTGATAAAAGGATTATGTATATCGTAACTACCGATCGTTAACCCATTACCATCTAATTCAGTGACCCGAACAGCATTCCCCAGCGCGGCGACAGCATTTTGTTTGTTGACGGTGGCAGGGTTGGTAACGGAACCCCCAGTTGCAACGTCATCAGGAAGCTGGAATCCCGAAAGAAGCAGAATGGTCTGAAGCTCCGAATCCATATCTGGATCCAGTGAGTTGACGAATTGCATAGTAATCTCGTTCCAAGAAACTCGGCCGGGATAATAGAAAGTTTTGTCCAAGAACTGATGCTCCGTTACACCAATAGTGTACGCAGGCTTCGTAAAAGTCCTGGCAAAAATTTGTGTACTTGTGCCGCTTGGTAAATCAAATGAAACCAAAAAGCGATGTGAGCGTTTTGGTTCGGTTGTTGCTGAGCTCCAGAATTCTGCCATTGTTAATATCCTCTTTTAAATTAAATAGTGAGGGGAATTAAATCCCCCCATTTATTATCCAAAATCCACTCCTGATCTGGTAATCACGAAATCAAGTGCAATAAACTCAATCGCTCGCGTGGGCTTCAAGAGAATCTTGGCATACATAATATTTCTGTCAACCATATCGGGCGTCGTCGTAGAACTATCCAAAATAACTCTGTAGTCAGAAAGTCCGAAACGATTCTTGATTGAGGACAAAAATGGATTAACCTGATTTAAGAAACGATTCCACGTAACCTGCTCGTTAGGATCAAAAAGAATATCATTTGCGATCAATCTAATTTCCTTCTTAAGGAAAATCATTAATCGGCGAACATTGATTCGATCCAAAGCAGAGGAGGTCGCTTGCAGTGTCTTTTGACCAAAGACCACGATTCCTTCGGCCGGGAAAGATGCAATTGGGTTAACGTTTACATCGTAAAGATTATCTCTCTGCGTAGATGTGAGCTTATCGATCACATTTACCACATTAAGACCAGCATTTCCATTATTAAGGCCGCCGCGGTTGAAACCGGCTGGTGCAAACCAGAGTTCCGTTCGCGCTGCTGATGCAGCCAAAACACCTAGGGCGATTGTAGAGGGGGGAACCCAAACTCTCGCTCCCTGAACAGCATCATGAATCTGTACCCATGGATAGTAAGCGCAAGCATAACTTGAGTTAAGATTACGATCTTTAACCGACGTTACAGTTGTTGCTGAGCTACCGACGCGGTCGCTAAAAGACTCTGTATTTTCAGTGTTTGCAACATAGCCATCTTCTAAATCGATAACAGCAAGCGTATCTTTTCTTTCTTCGGCCATGGCAATCAGATAATCGGTTACCTGCTGATCGGTAATACCGGGAATTGCCGCCATGTTAATATTAACCTGGTCTACATCGTTAACCGAATCGATCGCCTTCCGAACAGTATAATACATTGGATAATCTAACGTTGTCTTAGTATCGAGACTATTATCTAGTGCCCGCGTGTTATTAAAGGGGTTCTTCTCAAAGATGTTAAACCCATTAAAGCCGCCGTACATCGGAACAGTAAACCTGTTAATATCCTCATCCAAAACCTGAGTGTACGACGCACTTAAAGCAGTTTGGGAGGTGCCAGCGCGGCGGGCGCCTTGAGGCGTGCCACGACGAATATTATTCTCGTTGGGAGAAAGAGGTGAACTGGCTCCTACAATAGCATCGTTGTACACAAAAATATCAGATCCGCTGTGAAGCCACGTTGCTCCGTTCCAAACAATATCGTCAAGCGAGAAACCGGGACTCAGCATCACGTTAGTTGACGTAGTGCTCGTTGGCTTAATTCTAACCAAATCTCTAATTGATCCATCAAAAATAAGTGTATTAGCTGCTTGATTTGTGGTTAAGCCAAAGAAAGCGTTGGTCTGCTTGGATAAACGTCCATCAGAAGCATTTGCTCGCATCGGCAGCGGCGGGAACGCCAAGCTTGCGGTCATGATTTGACCAGGAGCCATGGTCGCAACTATGGGCCCAAAGTCAACGCCGACATACTGGTGCTGGCATTGGGCGGTGATCGACTGTTGTGGGAGAGACCCACTAGCGCCGTCAGCCACAATTGATACCACAGTACCGGCGGACGTTCCTGACCCGGATGCGCCTAAATCATAATTTAGCGGCGCGTTGGAGCCGCTTTGAAGCTGTGCAGGCGAAAAGATCGGAAGACCTCGGAAACCAAATGGAATCAATTCTGCTTCATGATTGCCATTTTCAACTGTTTCGTCCACTTCTACGCGAACATATTGAGATTGAACGGGATATTGTCCCAACTCTGTCCATTTCTGGTTTACCGAATCATAAGCGAATGAACGATCGCCAATTCTTTTTCCAATATAATTATTAGATGCGGGATTA